GCAAAAACAAACCCATCACTGAGACAACCATCATGGCAGAGTTGAAAACCTTCATTTCCGAATCGTTGAGCAAGCCAAACTGGTTGGCGACGTAGCCTATGGCGGTGCCTGTAGCGCCCAAACCCGCAAGAGTGGAACCCAAACTCTTAACCCGTGTTGCCAGTGTTTCGGCGTCTGTTTGTATTTTTGAAAACTCGTTGCTGGCGCGGTTAACGGCTCTGATGGTTACGGCGATTTCTCGAAAGCTCATAGCCCTGCCTCCGCTTTGGCCTGTTCAAGTGCTTGCACTATGACGGATTCGAGTTCGGGAAGGTACTGTTGGATTGCGGGGTAAAGGTAGGGATGTGCCTGCATGTACTTGGTGCCTAACTCAACAAACAACGCATAGGCAGCGTCTGCCCCTAAATCGACCACCCATTCTTTGATTTTGGCATAGATTGTGCTGCGAAGATAACCCGTAACCATCGGCGCATTCTTGACCGCTTGAGCTTTGACATCGGCAGCCCAGCTAGCCAAAAAGCTATGGACCTCACGCTGAACCCCCGAATCGAACCGTTGCATTGCCGCTTTGAATTCTTCTATGCCGTTGATGTCGCAGGTTACTTCTACCGCCGTTTTGCTTCACGCTCCGTTTTTCGTTTTTCTTCCTCTGCCATTTCGTCCATCACGTTTAGGATGTGGCAGAACTCCTGCACTGTTCGGGCTGGCTGCTTTGCGAGCTCTGTGGGTGTCCATCCGAAGGTTTGGCATAGCCTAAACTCGACAAGAGAGCTGTGCGGCTTTCCTCGTCTAACTGCTCTAGTAAAAAACGCAAATCCTCACGAGCCAACCCATTCAGCCTATTGGCAACTTTAGAGAAAAGCTCCCCAAGCTCAATTGGGATTCCGTCTTCTTCGCTTAGCAGTTTCTCAAGGGTTATGGGGTGGCTTTGGGGTTGCCCGTGCATGCTGGCTGTGATGGTTTCTGCTTGGATGGCTATGAAGTCGCTACTCTCCACATCGCCAGATAGCTTGTTGTATTTGGTGTGTTTCTGGATTATGCGGTTTCGCTTAGCCCATGTGATTTCGGCAAAGGTGTAGGTGCCCTGGTATTCTTCGCCGAAGCGTCCATCGATTTCTAATTTTTCTGTTTTCATGGTTTGTCCTCCGTGACTATAAGATGCTGAGCGGTCCTCTGGCCGTGAAAGGAACCTTGGCGTAAATCAGGTCCTCGGATTTGCCGCTCAATGAAAAATCATCCCATTTGGTATGCTCAACACTAACCTTGTTAGCACCGCCAAGACCGAATTCTAAGCTGGTCTGTTCAGTGTCGGCTAGGATTTCGTCGGCTTCCTGTTTGCTTTCAAACTCGAAGCTGAGTTCTCCAGTCAAAAGCCGCTTGCCCCACGTTAGATATTTAGCTAAGTGCCCGTTTGTTGACCGTATTACCGGGACAGCTTTGCACGAATTGTCAATTTGCAGTTTCCAAGAAGTAAGCCGCTCGCAGGCTACGCCGCCGATTTTTACATAGCTCTCGCTGCCTGAGACTGCACCTGCATACTCGGTGTAGGTGGCGTTTGCAATCTTGGCAGTTGTGACCTCTACGTCTTGGCTTGGGAATTCGGCTTCGCATTCTAAAATGCCGTCTATATCGCATGTTAGGGTGGCTTTGTTGAAGCGTGCGCCTTTGTAGAGTAGGCTTATGATGTCGGTTGCTGTGATGAAGATGTCTTTGTAGTAAAGCACCTGTAAGGAAAGGCTGATGTTGAGTTCTTGTTTGACGTACTGCAAGAGGTTAATTGGTGCGTCAGATGGGATTGGGTACTTTAGTTTTAGAAGCGGTTGTCTTAGCCCACGTTTTAGGGAAACCACATCAACTGAGCCAGTGCCTGCTACTTTGATGTTGTTTGGGTTTATGTCTGGGTCGAGGGTGCTGCAGGAGTGCCCCAGCATCGCTGGGCTAGCTGGAACTACGCCGAAAGAGCCTTCGGTAACGTAGTAGAATTTTTCTTGGTCGCTATGGTATGTGTCAACCATCTTTTGGTTTCACCTATGAGGTGGCAACTGACTCAAAGAGCCAGGCCACGATTTGGATTTCTTCTTTGAACAGGAAGGGTTTGACATCGACCACGTCAACGTCTCTGTAACTGTGAACATCGCAAAACGTGATGCCGCGCACGTCAATTGTTGTTTGGATAAAATCGCAGTTCAAAACGGCTGGGGAAACGCCGTTTGATGGGTTAGTTGTTTTTGCCATCAGGTAGAGAAAGCCGTCGCTGTTGACGTAGCGTGTAAGGTCAGCGGTCAAGCTAATAGTTAGAGTTTCATCGGCGCCTGAAGAACCAGTTATCGGATTGCTCCAAGCTCCAACCGCATTATCCCAAATCTTGAAAGTTACGCCATTTCCCAGAGGTGCAGTTCCAAAGCCTTCAAACGACAAAACTACACGCTTTAAACATTGTTTTCGGGGTTCATTGCGGATTTCCCCAGTTTTGGAGCCTATTTTGAAGCGGAACAGTATAAATGGGTATTCGTTGTTGCCGTTTGCGCTTTTAGAGTGCTTAGTGTCATCGCTACCCCAGAGGTTCGCGTATTCCGCACTTGGCAGCTCCTCCCATGAAGCATTAGAGGGTTCCAGTTCGGTTGTGGCTGCTGCATTGTACGCTTTATGGGTTGTTGAGGTTGCGTCTAGCGGATAAAAGTTGTAGGTGGTTCGGTAGGGTAGGTTGCGGTTTTCTGGGATGATTAACAGCAGTTGCTCAAGGACTTTGTCTCGCATGACCTTGCCTGTGTCGGCGTTTGGAGTGGGCTTGTCCGTGGTGGTTATGGTTGCTCGAAGTGAGTAAATACGCCGTCTTAGCTTGCCGTCGAGGGTGTGTTTTTGCTGTTGGCAGGGGTCGTTGGTTTTGGAAACTGTGATTTGGGCGTCGTAGTCTTTGAGTAGTTCCCGGTCATAGTTGGCTTGAGAGCACAACACATTGGCTAAGCCACCGTCATCTTTGACTACTCTGAGCCGAGACTCGATAAGCCTTAGAAGAGTAACAATGGGGTTTTCCATCTCGCTCAACTCGAAATAAGCCTCCTTGCCACGCTCTTGAAGTACAGCCGCTGATTTGCAAACGTGAAGGGCGTTAAGGTTTGGATTTCGTAGTCTTCGCCTTGACGCCTAACCTTGTCGTGTACTCGGACGGGAAGAAACGTGTAAAATGCCAAGTAGTCGTTGAGATAATAGCCCGCTTCCAACATTACCTGTTCAGCTTTAAGTGAAGAAACAACAGCGGAAAGATCCAACGGCTTGCCATAATCCACGGTTGCAGATGCCTCTCGAACTGGATAAAGCGTTACGGTTTCGCCCTTGCTTCTTAGCATCCTCGTGAATTGGGTTGTTGGTTCTTCATAGTGAAGAAACAGTTGGGCTAGCCAGCAAACTGTAACCATGGCCTGCTTGTTTTCTACATAGCTGAAGTCTGTGTGTTTGGCACCCCAAAACATGAATTCTTCCGCATGTTTGCTGATGATTTCGACGCTGAGTTTAAGGCTGGGTTGGTCGTGGTTTTGGCGGATTTTCCACAGAATTCCGCTTGTAACGGCATCGTAGTAGTCGCATGCGGAGAATCTGCTGAGCACATCTATGTAGCCTGCCCAGCAAATCGCGGGATTATAGGCAGGGTACTTTGCGTTTGCCCTTATGCTGTTTAGGGCATTGTAGACTTTTTGGCAGCTAACACTCCAGCCTTCAACCGCATACAAACCCAGTAATGCGTAGGCGAATGGGTCATCGTAGACCTCATTTTCAGTTAAGCCAACTCGGTGCCATTTGCCGTCTGCTGGGTCAAAATCCAGCCAAAGAGTCTCAAAACCTGCCCTTAGAAAACCGATGGCCTTGCTCATGATGTTCTCATACAGGGCTGTATTTGGTGTGTCGTAGGTTTCCGCCAGCCTCTTTAAGCCAATTAAGCCGTAGAGGCATTCGATGTCGAGTTGAAGAAGCCAAGCATCACCAATCGTTACTGCCCTTGCAAAGCCGCCGTAGGCCTGCTGGTCCTGCATGGTATTAAGAAAGGTACCGCCTGCTAGCTTTGCAGCCTCCAAATATCTGCTGTTGCCTGTGAGCGCATAGGCGCTTAGCAGTGAAGGGATGACTCTGCAGGCATCAATACTGTAATAGTAGGTGCTGGTTTCATTGCTCTGTAATCCACCATAAGCCTTCTTTGCTGGGTCATTGCACTGCTGGGTTAGAATCCAATTGGCTAAATCCACTATTTTGACATGGATGTCGTTTTTTCTGTCTTCAAATTGCTGGGCAGAATACGCCTCAAAAAGAAAGTCTATGGCGAAACTTGCTGCCAGTACGCCTTTTCCGAATGCTGGGTCAGGTGTGTTTGGCGGGATAACGTAAATGTTGGGTGCGTAGTCCATGACAAATTGGTAATAGGCTTCTGGAACTGTGCCCATAGTTAGGCGCTCCCCACATAAGGCGTTTTTAAGCTGTCAAGAATTCGGCTAAACTCCGACTGCAGCACGCTTAGACTGGGCAAAGAAGAGGCTGAACTGCTCATGTCACCGACGCTAAAGTTTAAGCCAATTGCTGAGCCACCAGTCAAATAACAGACAGCATAGATGGCGGCCAGAAGTGTGATAGCTTCCTTTTGAGCTTCTGAACAGTCCAAATAGTCGATGCTTTCTGTGAGCTCCAAACCTAAGGTTACGGCTGCACGTTTAATCATCTTTAGAACTTTGACGTCGGGAATATCTGAATCACCAACATGCAAAGTGTCCCTAACGTCATCAACAGACACAGCAACCAAACTATAACCCTAAAGAAACCTTGCGAGAAAAAAGCACTAATACATTATTAGCCCAAACACGTTAGTACCCTAAAAATGAATATGTACCGTCCTCAAAAACTGTTAAGACAACCATTGTGTAATTAAGAGGTAATTAGCCAAAAATGCAGTAAGTATTCATCTTTTTGCTAGAGATGATTAAGTTGAAGAAATATTGTTACATCAATTTCGACTGCAATCTTACCGCAGCAGCATCTCCCTGATTTGCTAATTTATCAACCATGAAAACAAATCGGCGCATTCTTTCGGGGTTGTTTTTAATCCTTTCACTCTCTTTAACCCAAGCATTCGAGAGAAGCTGGGAAAGAGAAAATGAAACCTGTTGCCAAACCGAATCTTTGTTACCAATTCTAGACAGACAATCATAAAGCCAATTTATTCCATATTCAGAAAATAGTTCAAAGCCTATTGTTTCTAATAGTTTCACTAAACTTAGTAAACATTCTGACTTAGCCCCAAGTTCTTTGCACCATTTTTCAATGAAGGGTATGAGACTTCTCAGAGGTTTCCATTCTTTCACATTCCAGGACATAATGCCGTGTGTATCTACAAAAATAAGTAAACTATCAATCTCAGAATAATCCCGTGAATTGCTAGAATGTTCCGCCGAAATAATATTATCGCCAATTATTGGCCACAGTTTAACCAGTCTATCTTCAAGTTCAGGTGTACAACCAGCCGAAAGCAATGCCCTCAAAAAAGTTGCCATCATTGAGGGACTTTTTGTCCAGTTATTCAAAATGTGGTCAAACAACTTTGCCTTGGCTACATCAGCTGGAATCCGAAGACCAATACTAGCCACTATTCTGAAAATAACCTGATTCCAATCATTGTGATCCCACGGATTGTAATCATGCTCTTTTTCTTGATAAAAAGAATAGCTTGCTGTCGTAAAAAGCAATAGTTGCTCAAGAAAATCTATAATAGTGTTTGCCTGAGATGTTTCAGTTATTTCCTTACCCGATGGAATACAGCAAAGCACTGGTAGAAGAATATCCGTCTCTATTTCTGTAGGCAAATAATTGCTAATCTTTCTACTGGATTCATGAAAAATGTTCGCTTTTTTAATATTAGCATCAATGCATTCCCAAACTAGTTTAGAATCAAGCAGCCAGAGGCATTTAAGACCGTTAAAAAGAAAACATTTTACTTCATTATTAACATCTACAGATAAAGCCAAAATGTTTTTTCTAATTTCTCTATCGTTAATTTTTTGTTGAAGGAAACAAATTGACCGTGCAGCTGAGCGTCTGTAACCCATTGGAAAGATAGTAATTGAATTGTTGATTTCTGAAGGCGGTAAAGGTCTTGTAGCGGCAATTAATATCTGCTTTTTGAACCACGCAACTTTTTCATTGACCTGAACCCATTGCCAGTTATTAATCACTGTTGCTGCAGTGAAAGCAGCGATAGCATCAGCCCGCATCTCTGAATGCTCCGAAGAATCAGTTGGTTGGTAACATGGGTCATCTTCATTTGTCAATTCATTAGCAAACGTGAAGGCAGAATCAATATCTGGAATCGAAACAATCTTATCACCATTTAAAAAAGAAAGTGCCCATCCAAGAAAATTATATAGCTTAATATTGGTTTCAATTCTTGCTGTTCGTTCTTTTTGTTCTGTTTCTAACTCAAAGGGCATTTTGAATTGCATTACAACTTGTCCATTGATTTCTGAAATTTCATAATTTTTTATTACAGCTTGGGCTGCCAAAATTTTACAATCATCTAAGCGACTCTCTAATAGTCCATCGTTCTGTTTTTCCTCTTCAAAAAATATGGGTACTTTGTTTGGAAAGTCCTGCATAGACTGTACAAGCTTTTGACTAAGACTTTCGGGTCCTAGTAAAATCCGTAGAATGAAGTCTCTAAAGTCTAACCTTCTGTGGGGTTGTTGCGCTAATTCAAGCAGAATTCGATAATTGTTTTTTTCTTTCTGCCTGTTTAAGGAGAAAGTCTTAGCGAATGTCTGTACTGAATTTGCGGCTGTTGAATCAGCAATTAACCTTTGTTTGTCACATATCCAAAATGCTGGGTTCTGCAAAATAGGCAAAATACTTTCCTGACACACATTCATATTTGCCAAAGCAACAGACCCACAAACACCTACTGTGGCAATAGAGTGTGTATCAATCAAAACAGTTCTGAAAAGCTGTTGTGGGGTCTTTTTGTTATTCTTAATCTGTTCATTTAACCAATATTCTAGGGCCATTAATGCACAGGTGAGCGTGTCTGGTGCTACGCTTGGAAACCTATACCACTGATAAACATGCTCGTCTCCCCATAACTCAATGATATTATCGTCAATTTTCAGTATTTGAGGAAGAGGTTTTCTGTTTTCATATTGCTCTCTTTTTTTCCAGACTTCAGTTGAATGATTGACAACTGCAGTGATAAGTGCTAAGCCTTTTTCTTCATGCATCCTAAGAAAACCGAGAAACGGTCCTTCGAAATAGGTAGGTGGATTCCAGTGACTGTGCCTGATGCCTAGCTCAAAAAAATCATGATACTCTAATTCATCATTTTTTTTATCAATACATAAAATAGCTTTCAGCAAATCAGTAGCTAATTCGGGTAAGAAACGGCAAATAGGTATCCACCCTTGCTCTAAAATTAGATCCTCAAAGCCCCAGTTTTCATGACCGCGATCTCTTAATGCTTTAGTTTGAACGAATTGGGTTACATCTTCAGCCAAACAGTTAGCAGCATATAGTGCGGAAAGAATATAACGATTTTTGGGTTGATCTTCGTATTCTTGCAATAATCCATCATTTAAAACGCTCAAGCTGAATAATGCAATTTTTTTCTAAGTGCCTGATCTTTATGATTTATAGAGCGTATCATCCATTTCTCACAAATAAACGAGAATTCCTCACGGACTTCGTGAGTTATTATGTCTTGTTTTTCCAGCAATAACTCAATAACTGCAACCCATTGGTTCTCATTAGGTGTTGTCCAGTATGCGAGATATTTCTCTAGTTCTTCTTCGGGCAAACCGTAAAAAATCGAATACACCGTTGGGTCAGGAGTAACGCAGATGGTTCTCAAAACCTTCAAAAAATCTCTCAGTAACAAGTTATTCTCAAAGAGGTACCTTTGTATTGTCGGCAGTATTTCGAGGATCATTGGCGAGGTAAGTGGAACTGTAAGTGCACTTTGACGATACCGAGGAGACAAACTTTTCTCTTTTTCCAGAAAGTTTAGAATGTTAAACCAAGAATCAGGCGACCTATCGTATTCCAAAATGTGAGATAGATACAAGGAAAAAGGTCGTGCTAATGACAGATTATCGTTAAACTTAAGCAAAAAATGGCACAAATCGTTTTCATTGTATTTCAATAGCACGGTTGCTGCCCAATCTTCTATTACATCGTGTGAAAATCGAATAGAATTTCCTTCTTTCATTACAAGCCGATCAGATATTAAACCAGATACCGCTTCAGTTTCATTGATGTCACTCAGGCATACTGTTTCACCTATGAGCGCTTTCATTACAAGAGACAGCATAATTTTTTCTCTTTGCTCAGGGCTTCCTACACCATAGCGCGTTCCTTCACCTAACTGTACAATTTCGTTCCAATACCAATTGAGTAGCCATGACTCAGTAATTTTTGATGGCAAAGACTTTGAAGGTAGTGTTATGTTTGGGAGCGTAAGAATGTCCAAGATTAAAGGAAATGATGTAAATTCCTTCAAGTTTTCCTTTGAAATAATATCCGATAGTGCTGGAAACTCCTGAGAAACCTCTTTTATTTCTTCATTGGATAGCTTGCCTACGTCTATTGTTTTAAGCGAACTATTTGCTAAATTCTTTCTGAATTCGGTATGAAGAAGAATATTTTGGGTTTCTGACGACCTGCATGTACATATAATTCGCCAACAATAATCATCATGGCCTTTAGCATCTAAAATTGACTTATTATAGCTTGCAACGGATAAAAGAAGGTCATTTAGAATTCGCTTTTTATCGTCATCTTTAGCTCTTTCTAATCCATCAATTAAGATGCAGCGAAAGGGTGCACCTCCAACAGCTGACAAAATTGCCTCAAGGTCATTGGTTACCTGGATAGATTGTAAAAAAGCGTTTAAAGATGAACCTGTAAACCTTGCTACCGAAAGTGCTATTATTTCGCCATCGCTTCTTAATCGATTTGCAAATAACTTTAACAGTCCTGACTTACCAGTCATAGGTTCATCCGAAATAATAACAACATTTGACTGTTTTACTGCCGATTCAAGTTTATCAACGAGTTCCGTTCGGGTAAACCTGATTTTAAGGCCGATAGTATCATTTATTGAAGCCAAAACTAAGTTGGTATGCTTTCGGAGATTTACTAAATCTGAGCTAAAATTAGGGGCGTCATTTAATTCCACTTTTGAACCAATTTTTGTACGTAGAGCTTGTAAAGTAACTGACCCCGCGCAACGAGAATATTCTTCTACAATCGAGTTAAGCTCATTAAACAGCAAAATCGCTTGATTATAGTCACGCCTTCTTAAACAATTTAATAGACGATTCCAAGAATAAGTTGTATCTCTGCTACCCTCAACTTCTAAATCAAAATCTAAAATGACCAAACATTTAAGAAAACGCCAAAGTTCGTCATTCTCTAAATCACTTCCTTTTGCTTTTCCTAAAAGATTCCGTATTATCTTTACATACTCTTGCTTTTCCTTTGATGAGAAGCCCGGTGATGACACTTTCTGTATAAATTCATCTGGATTGCTTGATGCTCTTGCCCACTCCAAAATAGGCTTGAAATGCTTGTCTAAACGTGGTTGAGAAATACCGAGTGTGATACACACTCTATCAGTATCTTCATTGAATTTCCATAATGCGCTGTTAAACGTCTTCCAACAAGCATCGATTACCTCTGCACACACTGTATTTGTTGCCGCATCAGAAATGGTCAAATCATGCTTTACTTGAGTAGCTAGCCTCATTTCTTTAGTCCCATCACTTGCTACTACGACGATATCATCAAGTAAACAGCCTGCCCAACGCTGTTGGAACCGTACTTCTGAGCAAATTCCGTACTCAATACCCCGCGGGATTTCCTGTGATAAAAGCGATACAAGATAATATGTTCCAACCAATTGCTCAAAAGTTATACCTGACCCAGATGTTGAAAAGGGATTGCTATTGCTAGAGTTATTATCAGCCGTTCTTACCCACTCTGGACTTTTATAGTTATTATGTCACAATAAATATAACCTTTAAAGTCAGAATCATGCAATCATTTGATAAGTTAACCGATTAATCATTAAGTGCTCATTTGATTTTTAGAACCGCTCATTGACGAATTATCCCAGAGTTCCCAGCCAAACTTAATTGCGTTTTTCCGGAACTCTTCCACTCTGACTAGCCCCAATTCAGCGGCTTTGATGAGGTCTGCTGGATTCAACTCAGGCGTTTCGGGGCTTCCAAAATTTAATCTTACTTTCCCCTTAGTAGGATCAAGTCCTGCTTGGTTAACGATTACTGCAAAAATTTCTTTTTCTACTTGACGTTTGATGTAGCGCTGGACTGGTTTGATGAGCATATCCTGCAAGTCCAATGCTGCCCTCGCGCTAGCCTCGGTGAAGCCAGGAGTGCTAAAAAGTCGAGGTAGAGGCGTTTCGCATCCAAGATAGAACTGGTTTACCATGTGGTCGATGTAGTACTCAAAACGTGCCCTTGGGTCGATGGTAACTGGGTAGACGCCAACAGATTTTGCACCGCTAAAAAGCCATTGCCCCTCTTCAGGTCGATTTTTAATTGCCGATTCATACTTCTTAATGGTGTCTTCTTTCTGACCTTCAAGTTGCACCACAACATCCGGTCCAGCATACTTGGCAAAGATATTTGGTAAAATCTTCTCTATCTTGGCCTTCATCCAAGCATAAGACGGGCGCTTATCAGTGTCAACGGTTAACGTATGAAGGAGCACCTGCAGTAACCCAACACCAAAGCCAGAAGGTACATCACCGCTAAGCCGCCAATGAATGACCGTTTCGGGTTTAAGCTCGTTTCCAGCGTTGCCGCCATAGGTGCTTATAAGCTGATAACCGGTGACCTTGTAGGGGAGCTTCAAGTCCTGCACAGAACTTAGCCCAATACGCTGTACTGCGTCAATGGGCATTCTAAGAGTATCTGTCAGTCTGTCGGGGGTAAGTTTGAGCCAGAAATCGTTGCCGCAGCCAATCAAAGGTTTAGCCATGTCATTGAGTAAACCGTCCAAGTTTATGTCTTCACAGAACTTGTCTACTGCTGCTTTGGCTTGGGTGGCTTTCTCGTATTTTTGGTCAGCCGTTGTATAGAAGCCCATGCCAACCGTGGACGCTGCCAGCAGATCAACACTGCTTTTGCAGGTTGGGTCTCGCTCGTAAAGCTTCATAACATCTACTAATGGAATGCAGGAAGTGTCAAAGAATACTCTGCCATTTGGAGATGCTACGCCAGAAGCAGGCGCATAGGATAGGACTTCACGGAGTTTCTTTATGACTTTACTCATGAGGCTTCAACCTTAACTTTTGTTAGCCAAAAAGAGGGAAAATGAAGGTGTGCCATTGTCATGACGGCTAGGTCATGGTTTGTTTTACGTTGGTCATTCGGGCAATAGCCTTGGATCGCAAAATGCCTGCGCCAAACCTTGTGGTTCCTCGGACACCGTACTTGCCAGTTTTAACGTCTTCCCAGTCTTCCACGGTAACGTCTCGGCGCAACAGCATAACCGAAGCCACACGTGTGTCAATTGCATACATTGTTCCGTTAGGCACCAAAGTGCTTGACTGCACAGTCATGCCAAGAACGCTACCTATAGTGCCCTGAGCAATGTCGGTCTCACTACTTGGCAAATAAACGGATTTGACGAATTTGTCATCGTTGAGCAGTTGGTGCAGTTGCATCTCGTTGACAGCTAGCACGTTAGGACGCCAATGTTCTCTTCGGACAGCTTCATGCAAACTCAAAAGCGAAGCCCAACTAGCTACTGCACCCCCACCAGCCAACTCAGCGCCAGTTGCCAAATCAGCAGCCAGAACAGCTGCGTACAATGCAAGTATAACTTCTGTTTCGTTTTGTCCTAGTGCTCTGCCCACGTTATCGACCGCTTTGCTCATAACGTTCCATGTTGCGTCTTCGAGGTATTCGCGGGTCCATTCATCGGAGGATTCGGCTAGCTGGTTTGTGTAGATGTCCACGGTGGAGGGTTTCTTTGAGCTTAATCTTGTAACGGCACCTTCAGCATAGCGGTAGCCTACTGCTCCAGCATCAAGTGGGAAACGTTCCATTGCTTCGCTGGTCGGCATTACGGTGATTATGTTTCTGCCAATCAGTTCTGGCCATGCAGCGTCCACCATTGTGTCGTGCATTCTGCCCAGTGCGCCTGTCATGTCACTAAAGAAGCCCTCTTTGACGCCCATCGCTGCATATCGCTTTAGGAATGGGTGGTCGTTTTTTTGCTTTAGTTTCTCATAGACTTCTCGCTGGTCGTTTGGCTTAGTCATTAGTGATTCAAAAAGTCTAGGCTTCAACGTAATCACTTCTCCACGTCGATAAAGATTAGGTCGCCGTCTGCGGTTGCAGATTCAAGGGCTGTGCCTAATTTGCGGTTGTAGAATATGGTGTAGGTTGCTGAGCCGCCTTCGTTGACTGCTTGATCGACAAGTTGAGTTACTTTGTTTGATGCCGCGCTGCAGACGCCTTTGCCTCGTGTTATGGTACCATTTGCGGTTACTTTGACTCTGCCACGCTTAAGCACCGGACACATCTCACCAGTAACTACGGTTTTGGTTGCTATGCCTATGCCTTCGTCTCCGCCTGGGCTTGGCGAGACCTTATCGTCAGCGCTTAGATAGACGGGTGCGCCTTTAGTGATTGGCGCTGCCGCTTCATAGGATTCGATTTGGGCGTTTGGGTCATCGGTTTCTCCTACTGTCATCCAAGTTTTGCCTGTTTTATCGGCCATTCAAAATCAAATCGATTCTATACTTTGAATTTCCCAAAGTTCGTCCTTTGGTACTCTTCCCCACAAAAGTGAGCAAAAACACGGCTAGTTATCTCCCATTTCTAGCTGTTGAACTACTCGGCGTAGTTCTTGACACATGCGTTGAGGTCCAAGACTCCAACTTCGCTGAACCATCGGCGAAGGCAGCACAGCTTCAACTATTCTTGCGGCTTCAGAGACCGCTATCGTTTTGGGTGGGTTCTTGATTAAGCCGCCGCCGGGAATTTGTTTGCGTAAATCCTCGATAGTTCGTTGCGCCTCGGCTAGCTGGGTTTGAAGACTTTCAGATTTTCCCTGCAGATTGCAGACAGTACTTTCAATGTTAAGTTCGGCAGCTGCCGAGCACAACTTCTTAGTTGCCGCCGCTTTGGCTTCTGCGGAAATATCGGTCTGGTCTAACCTTGCCAGAGCATTTCGCACATGGTCAGCGTCTAAGTTACCTTGGGCGTTCTTAAACGGCAAATGACGAAGACTTCGGGGCGTAGTTTTGCCCTGTTCATCTTTTTCTCCGCCCGATTCTATGTAGGCAAAGCATTCGTCGGGCAGGTTGTTTATGTATTCAGTATCCCATTCTGCCTCTTGGATGCCTGCTTTCTTTAGAGCTTCAGTAACTTTGGCGCCTACGAGCTTTTCTAAGACCTGCACGTTAGTTTCAGGAATACCTGGAACCGCAACTAAGCTGAGTTCAGCGTTGTGTAGTCCATGGGGAACCTTGCCATCAACTAAATCGACAGCTTCATAGTCTGCCCCCACACTTACGTGCTGGACTAAGCCATTGCGAATTTTCTCAGCTGTTTGGTCATCATAAATTTCAGCTTCATACCAGAGATTGTGCCCATCCCAATCAGTCTTTATAACCTTGCCAACAGCGTTAGGCACCGAGACGTGCTCAATGTAGACCGGTGCATTAGCTAGCTTGCCCGTGAAGGCCTGTAGTTCCTCAGTTGTGTAGATATTGAAGTTGCGGCTCATGCCAGTTGTCATGGCTACGCCCCGAATCTTCAAAGGCTTATCCGGCATCTTTTCAAGCACAGAAAAAGGCAAAACAGCCGACAAATGCTCTACTACATGCTTGTCGTCTTGGCATTTGGTTTTATCAATCTCGGGCATTAAAATCAAAAATAGGTGGGCTTAGAAAGCTGAAATAGATTATTAGCCTACTTGCGATAATAACGCTTTAATGCCAACTCACGGAAAATAAGACTAATGAATCTAACAGAGAGAGAACGCAATATTCTTCAACTTGCAAAGCAAGGATTAAGCGATTACAAGATAGCCCGCAAAATCAACACAGACCCCCCGAGTGTTACTCGTTCTCGTAAGAACGCATACAAAAAACTCTTTGACTCAGTTACCGACATGGAGTGGGTATTAAAAATGAGTATACCTATCTCATCAGTAAATAAGCCAATCAGACCATACTATTTTTTCCTTTAGACCGCGTTCATTGACGTTCTGCTTTTATTTTTTTTCCAGTAATATCTTTGTCATGTATTTCTTCAATTTCCTGAGCTTCAATCGGCGAGGGCTCTTCAAAGGTCTTAGCAAATTCCTCTGATATGACTTTACTAATGCGCTCGTCCAAGCTATTAAGAAAACCAGTAAGCTCATCTATGCCGCTTAATACAAAATAACTGATTGGAAGTGGTGAATTTCCAAGTTGTGTCTTAAGGGCACTGTTAACCCTCCCTACATTCTCTTTTGACAAGTTTGTTACAATATAGATGCTGGTTATGCCCACTTTGACATATTTTCGCATTTGGCTCAAAAAGTTGGATGCAATACTGTTAGCTCTTTGTTCGGTCATTGGAGCTATTGGGATTTCTAAGAGTTTACATTCAATCCCTAAATTGAGTTTTGGAATACGAATATCAACCTCGACTTTTGATTTTTGGTCATCATTCAAAAGAATCTGCTCAAGTGGATAGATTCCTACTTCTTCACCCATAAACGACGATAAAGCCAGTTTTTGTTTGAGAAATGATGAGATGAAAAGTGGCAAATCTTCGTTTTTTGATTTAATTTTCCCAAGTTGTTCCTTGAAAAGAAAAAGCGTCATCACTACTACTTTATTGCCACATCTTGGGCAAGTTTTTTTCATGCTAGGATACTTTGAGACTGTTAGTTCGTAGTTTAGGCATTCAGGGCATAGACTAACTTGGAGTTTCGGTTCAATCATTTCTAGCCTTCTCAAGTCATCTATCATAAGCTCATAGTCCTGTTCAGAAATTCCTGATGTAATCTGGTTCTTTCTGAAACGACCGAGCGTATTAATCAACCAGACAGCTGCAAGGTCACTAAACTTGAAGGCGCTTTCAACAATCATTCCCGTTAAAGCATTACTTGCTTTTTCTATTGTAGGCATAAAAGAAGTTATCAATGCGGCTATTGCTAACTGTTCGGATTCTTTTTCATTTTGATTTTTAGCGGACTTTATCTTTTTTGATTCAATAATAATGTTTGGCAAGAAAATCTTCATTAAATCAGTTAGTAAGGGTATAATGTTGGAATTACCCTTAGCGGTAAGTAACTCCATTGCCTTTTGAACATTGTCAAGCGAACCAGTTTGGCTAATTAGACAAGGGGTTTTGAAATTTTCATCAGCGACTAGCACATTGCCGTTAATCATAAGGATGTCTAGGGCATGTTTCCATGAATTGGTATTGGCTGCGTCTAAAAGAGGGCGAATATGAGTCTCTAAAGCTGAACCTTCATGTTGAGTAGTAGGCAAACAGCACACCGATTAATTGTATTTTTCACAACAGCTATTAAATCTACTTATGGGCGCTAAATACACGCTCTAAAAAATACAACTAATTACTTTCTTGTAAACAGTTAACATCAAAAACCATGATTTACCCTTATTAACAGAGTAAATTTGATCTCACATAGTTTCGTTTATACGTTTTAAAAACGCTGCAATTTCTTTACCTTTGCTTGTAAGGCTGTATTCTACTCTAGGTGGCCTGTTTTCAATTACTTTTCTAGTCGCTATTTCGTTTTTTTCGAGAGCTTTCAATAGGTTTGAGAATGCTTGTCTGCTTACTACAAAGCCTTGTTTATAAAGTTCATAGTATCCTGCTTTTTCATTTTTTTCAATGTATAGTATTGTTTCGATGACTCCTTTTCCAAATAAGAACCGTATCTTGTTTGACAAGCAGACCACATACTGAAAAATAAGCAAGTATATCAAAAGTATAATACACTATAAATAGTACAATGTACTAAAAATAAGCGTTAAATCGGGTGAAAAAATGAATAACAACGCAAAACAAGCAACCTTAAAAATTCAATTAGTTCCAGAAAGTCAAGCCATAAATAACGAACAAATAAAAAAAGAAATCAAAAAAACTTTGGCATGCGCCTGGCTGTTAAAAATCCAAAATATCGTAATAGACGAATAAAGCGGGCGAGTTAACGTAGACCCCATAAAAAAGCTTGCCTTTACTGGTCAAGCAACTGAATGCATCAATGTAACTGACTTAGAAATAAGCAAACGCCATTCGATATTTGCCGCTTGCATGAACAAAAACGGCTTTGCAGGCTTCGTTAAACATAAACAAAACAACGAGACTTATCTCATATTCATCTACAAAGAACTATAAATTCACGGTTCCGATTGCCTCTGGGTTTCGTTCCATGATTCAAAAGCAAAATGGGTTAGTGCCCAATGCCAGCCTCGCTTTTCCGCAATGCGTTCCCCGAACTCTTTTTCTAGCCGCTTGTTCATCTTTAGAATTCTTCGGCTTATCTGATGTCTATTAACTTTGAACTGTTGTAACCTTGCCTGTAAATCTTTAGGCAGCAAACCCGGGCTTCCTGATTCATAGAGCAACTGCAGAATTTCACAGTCCACCTCGTCATTACAAGCTACACGTTCAATTAGTGACTGCTCAAAGTTGAAAGTGCCTTTCAAGCCAGCAAAAATTGTGCGCAGCATAAGCTTAACCTCTTCTATCTCTGAAAGCGCCTGTTTGAGTAGTTGTTGGTTATACTTTAGGCGGCCTATTTTATCGCTTTGGGTGCGCTTCTTTTTGTTTTTCTGAACAAGTTTATCGCTTGCTTCCATGTCAGAATGCACACTCCAAGATTTCTCGTACATCAACACACGGCAGAATTTGCAGTGGGTAATCAGGACCAAGTAACCAAAGAAAAGCATCTTGTAAAAAGCATGGACTTTTTCCATACCTTTGGATAGGTGCAAAAAGTGCTTTTGAACAGGTTTCTACTGACATTAACGCTGAATTGTCGCTATGAAACGTAGCTTTTCCCTCCACTCTCAGAAGTCTTGGACACCTCTGGATTACTGCTTTCTAAGCTGTTTACAAGTCGCCCCAAGACATCAGCAACCTTAGCCAAATCGCCGCCCATTTTTTCCAGCTTCACGAGGCTGTTTGAAATCCGCTCCAAATCGCCAAGCGCAGTTTCCACCTGCCCCTCCAGTTTCTTAACCCGCTCAGGCATCAACAAATACTCGACTGCAGCATCACGACCCAAATGATCCAGTTCACCTTCGTCTTCTCCCGGGCTATCATCAATCAATCGCTTAGGCGTACTCACTTCAAAATAGCGATTCAATAAATTGGCCACTGGGTCATCGATACCTAATTCATGACGTCTGTTAATTTCTCCCTGACCCAAAACACAACCGTACTTGCTCATTAAACCCTGAGCGACTCGGTCAGCCAAGTTTTTAGCTAAAGTCACCAGCTCTCCTGGGCTGCGACCATAGAAAGTCTCAACATGCACAATCCAAGACGTTGTCGTATGCCGGACTTTAACGCCCTGCTCTAAACCCAAAAGTGCAGTCCAATTCTGCATTTCAATCCGTTTAAAATCACCCATCGGATAAACCCCCTCACGCAAAACTGGATACTTGAAAAAACACCGATGCAACCGAAAAATGCCACTGCTAAAGAGGACTCCCTCACAGGATACGAGAAAATTTTGACCGCGCTCAGTCAACTCAAAATCCACAAAGTTACTGCGTTTTAATCTGCGGATTAAGCCTGCTTTTTCCAGCTTTTTAACATAGTAAGCAACATGCTGCCGTTTCCATCCACGTACACGCCCTATCTTGGCAGGATACATCTTAACCTCTATGCCTTTGAGTATTGGGATGACGCGGGAGCGGACGGTATTGAAGTCAAATTTGACTTTTGACTTTGAAAGCGAAATATTTTGACTTCTACCTTCAGCGCCAACCAAAACGTTTTCACCTCAGCTTTGGAACCACTTTTTCTTTGATTCTTTGCCTGAGTGCCTCTATGCCGTCATCGAGTTCTGCCAAACTTAACAAGCGTTTATCATTAAATTCGGCTAATGCTGCCCTTAGTGAATCGCGGTTTTCAACTGTGTCTTTTATGCGGAAAAACGCCGAAATGCCTGCTCTGCCCTCGACGATGACAGGCGCCACCATGACCTCAAACTCTGCATTTTTAGGCGTTCCAGGCGCAAAATAGCAGTTCTCCAAGTACTGCCCAAAGCCGCCATTATAGCCAAAAATAATCCACCGCTCATCAGTCAGCCAATCAACCGAATCAACTTTACTGAGCTTTAGCTGCATCCATGAGACCTCCTAAATGAAAAACCCTATCCGAATAGTCCCGCAGCCCTCGGTGTACTTTGCACGTAACGGTAGACCGACCCTCAAAATCTCCTTCAGAATGGACTCTTTGCTGGCGCCACTTTTTTTGCTAATCTTTTCAAGAATGGCTTTTTGTTGCTGGGCAGTGAGCTCCTGCCAATTTAAAAGAAAAACACGTTCTTGGTCCTCTATGCCTTCCAAGGTTGCAGATTGAGGGATAAGGCTCTGAATGGGCACTTCGCTATCAGGAAAGATGTCACCCCAGAGCGCTTTGCCTTCAGCATTCAGGTAAGTCCATATGACGTATTTCCTCAAATCTGGACCTCCCTTTTGCGTTTCAAACGTTCGCAAGCTTCGCTGGACGCTATGCGATTAATGGCTCTTCGGCCCTGCATAAACGGCTCAGTGCAGCGCCCGCACCAAAAAACGCAATCAGCGCAATACAAAACACCCTCAGAAAATGGCCCCGGAAGTGAGATAGGTGTTTCAGCGTTTACACTGGAAACATTGGATAAACTGAAAAAAGAAAGGGAGTTGAGTGGAGAATACGGTATAAATGTGTTAAAATTATGGCGGGTCCGACGGGAATTGAACCCGCGACCCTCGGATTAAAAGTCCGATGCTCTAGCCTGACTGAGCTACGGACCCGCGCATATTCGTTGCGGCTGATAGGAAAATACATGGGGGTTTTTTAGTATTTCGTTTCTGTTATCAACAAAAAGGGTGGGTTGAGGGGTTGGTTTAGGCTTTAAGGATGGTGGCTAGGAAGCTTTTGATTTTGTCGTGTGAGTTGAGGATGGTTTCGATGGTTTTGGTGCCTTTATCGGTTAGTTTGTAGACGCGTTTACGTTCTATCCAGACGCCTTCGACTAGATTGTTACGTTCTAGTGAGTAGAGGAGGCTGTAGACGGTGCCTGAGCTGACGAGGAAGCCGAATTTGGTGTGGATGAAGGAGATTACGTCGTAGCCGCTTATGGGTCCGTTTTGGAGTTCTGCCATTATGATTGTGTCTAGGAAGCTTTTGATGACGCGTTCATGCATTTTTTTGATGATTCTGGCTTCGGATTTTTCTCCGTTTACTGTTATTGTTAATGCTACCATGTTTACACGCTCACTCTGACGTTTATTCGTGTTTTAATATTTAAGATTTATTCGGATTTAGAATAATATGTTATAATAAAACTGAATTAGTATAAACGGGGAGAGTTCCTCTAAACCTCCAAACTACCCGAAAACCTTGCCGTCGTCAACCACAAAACACGCCTCCGCAAATACTTCCATTGACATAAAAACGTCCAAACAAAACCGCATTGCCCAAAAAAATAAGCTAATCCCTGTACATAACCCTTCTAAAGCAACCCCCTGTTTTTACATCAACAGTGCTATTTTTCAGTGCAGAAAACGGTTTCTAATAGTCACCGATATATGTACATGTTAACAAACGTTATCTCTCATTTTGTAGTATCCTTGTGCGGTGCCAATATTGATTTCATGGAAATACACGTTTAAAAGACTAAACGAAGAATACCAACTCGCCACAAAAAAGAAGCAAGCTCTAGATAACCTTTGCTCATCAGGAAAAATCTCTCAAGCTACCCGTGACGCATTCACAACCGACATTGTAAAAGCAATCGAAGAAATCGAGAAACAACGCCAAGACCTAGCAGAAAAAATGCAAGCGAAAACCGCAGAACTGGAAAACCAAATTAGGACTTTGGAAATGCTTTTGGCCAACTACGAAATTCAGCATGTCGTAGGAGAAATCGACGAGGATATTTATTCTCGCGAATTGACGCTTCTCTCAACCAGTCTCGAAACCACACGTAACGAGCTGGGCGTAATTAAAGAAGCAACCAATCAGCTTTATCCCGCTGCCTCCCCAACCGTTGAAGCCCCTGCTCCCTGCGCTCCAGAAGTTGCCGCTCCAGTCGTTGAAGCCGCAGCCGCGCCCGTAGAGTCAACTCCTGTTGACGTTCCGGTTGAAACTGCCACAATCGAAACCGCTTATGTGGAAACAGCTACAGCCGAACCAGCACCAG